GGTGGTTTTGAGGCTTTCAAAAAATTTCAAGATATGTCTGCTAAGATTGAGGCATATACTGCCCCGGACCTCAGTGGATTTGACAAGAAGATTGCTCTCGTAGAGACACAAACAGATGCACAAGTGGAGCTCGTATCTCAGCAACTAGACGCTTTGAAAAGCGAATTAGAAATTATATTAGGCGAAATAGACCTAATAAGTCAGGTTAGTCGTGAACTTAAAGATGACCTTAAAACGGATTTACGCAACGTTGAGCAAGACGTGAGACACATAACCGAAATTGTAAATGACGTGGAAGATAGACAAAAAGAAGACTCAAGAGAGCTTATAGAAGAGATGAAGTTATTAGAAGAAAACCTTGACTTAAAGATTAATAAGGCTTTAAATAACCCTTTAAGTGGGATGTCCGCAAAAACAAAGTAAGGAGTACGCTATGTGTGATTGTAAAACAGATGAGGATTGTATATGTCGTTTAAAATCGAAATAAAAACAATACTGCCATATGTCGTGCTTATTGCAACGATAGGCATGACTTGGGGCATGTGGTCAGAACGTCTTAATGCAGTTGAAAAAAAGGCAGATAGTGTTTCAAAAATGCAACAAGATATCGCCATTATTAAGACAAAAATATTGTCTATGGATGACAGAGTAGCTTGGATAGAGGAGTTTTTAATTAAAACCTCTGATTATTAATGGTAATATCTAGGGCACAAATGAAAAAAGAAATATCCACAGGGAGTAAAAAAATGAAAAAAAATTTAAAAAAAGTAGACAAAAAGAAAAACCCAGGGTTAGCTAAATTGCCAACCAAAGTAAGAAACAAAATGGGTTACATGAAAAAAGGTGGTAAAGTCAAATAATGTGTAAATGTAATGAAGATTATATTTGTGTGTGTGGACTAGAAACGGAGGACGATAATGGGTAAATTATGTCCAAGAGGTAAAGCGGCGGCTAAACGTAAGTTTAAGGTATACCCTAGTGCGTATGCAAATATGTATGCTAGTGCAGTCTGTAGTGGTAAGGTAACTCCTGGTGGTAAAAAGGGAGCTAAGAAAAAAGCTACAGGTGGTATGATCAATAAAAGATCTCAGGAGAGAAAAGAAATTTCTAATTTCAATCAAGGTGGCATTGCTAAAGGATGTGGTGGTGTGATGGAGAATAGAAGAAAAGTCACTAGCAGAGCGTAATGGCTAAAAAAGGACTTAGATCTTGGGTAAAAGAAAATTGGGTAGACATAGCCAATAAAAAGTCTGACGGATCTTATCCTAAGTGTGGTAGATCAGGTGGAGAAAAAAGAAAAAATTATCCTAAGTGTGTGCCAATAGCAAAAGCTAGAGCCATGTCAAAAGGGCAACGTGCAGGAGCAGTAAGAAGAAAACAAGCTAAATCAAACACAGGTCCCACACCCTCAAGAGCAAGAACATTTGTCAAGAAAAAAACAAGCAGAAAAAATAAAGCTTGATGTAATTAATTGGTCCAAGACTGTCTTGGAGCCAATGAATAAACATATAGGTTTCCCAGCGTGTCCATTTGCAGCTAAATGGAGAAAAGATGATAAGCTTAGAATAGAAGTTAGACTTGATAAATCAAAATATGAAAAACATTTAACTAATATTTTAAAATCTTGGGACAAGAAAAAGCATGATATAATAATATTTTGTGATCCTTATTGGGAACAATATGATGGCCACAAGTTTCAACAAAAAATAGATTTCTACAATAAAACTTATAATCGTAGAGATGTATATTTTATGGGGTTTCATCCTTCTTCTCCAGCAGATCCTGATGAACAAGAGTTTTTAGTAGATCCTACTGATGAACCTGTAAAACACAGTGATTTAGAGTATTCAATGATGTTAATACAAAAATTTAAACAACTGTATGATGCAAGTTGCAAACTACATAAGATAGGCTATTATAAGAAATGGCCTAAGGAATACTACGATGAAGTAGTAGCTGAAAGGCAAAATACTTACGAAAAACTTTTTAAAAAAGGAGTAAAATCATGATGGCAAAAAAGAAACAAGTAATGAAAAAAGGTGGCATGGCCAAGAAACGTGGTGGTGGCATGATGAAAAAGCGTGGTGGTGGCATGGCTAAGAAAAAGCAAGTCGCTAAAAAGCGTGGTGGTGGCATGATGAAAAAAATGAAATCAGGTGGCACTATCAACCAACACAAGAGAATGGCAATGGGTGAGAAAGTAAATTAATAATGGCTACCTCGAATACAACCACTTTTAATCTAGAAATAGATGAAATTATAGAAGATGCATATGAAAGATGTGGTGTTGAAACTAGATCAGGTTATGATTTAAAATCAGCTAGAAGAAGTTTGAACATTTTATTTTCTGAATGGGGAAATCGAGGTATTCATTTATGGAAAGTAACCAATCAAACTTCAAATTTAACAGCAGGAACTACTACTTACACTGCACCTAGCGATGCATCTGATGTTTTAGAAATGACATTTAGACAAATTTCTTCAGGAACTACTACCGATACAACTATGACTAAAATATCTAGGTCAGAGTATCAGGCTCTACCAAATAAATTTTCTCAAGGTCAACCTAGTCAATATTACATAAAAAGAAATTTAGCTAATGTTGAAATTAATTTGTATCAAACTCCGAACACAACAGATACTCAAATAAACTATAACTATATAGGTAGAATACAAGACGCTGGAGCTTATACTAATGATCCTGATGCTCCTTTTAGATTTTTACCTTGTATGGTTTCAGGTTTAGCTTTCTATCTTTCTCAAAAGAAAAATCCTCAAGCCACTCAAAATTTAAAGTTATATTATGAGGATGAGTTACAAAGAGCTCTTACTGAAGACGGTCAAAGATCATCAGTTCACATTGTTCCTCAAAATTATTTTGTAAACGGATCATAAATGGCAACCTTTGCTACAGGTAAATATGCTCTTGCCATATGCGATAGGTGTGGACAACAATATAAATTTCTTCAATTAAGACAAGAGTGGAACGGATTAAAAACTTGTCCTGAGTGTTTTGAAACAAAGCACCCACAATTAGATCCACCTTATCATAGTGCAGACGCTCAAGCATTGCCTTGGGCTAGACCTGCTAGACAAGAACCTGTTATTGTTTTTGTTGGAGCACCAGGAGATTCAGCTTTTGAATCTGACGGTATGCAACCTGCTGATCAAAGCAGAGAGTTGCTTATTGGATCAAGTATTGGTACAGTGACAGTGGTGATATCATGAACTATTCTGAACTTTTAACAAATGTAAGAAACTATACCGAAGTTACTAGTGATGTTCTAAGTGATGCAGTTATAAATGTTTTTATAACTAATATTGAAAATAAGGTAGCTAGACAAATAGATACTGACGATCAAAGAAGATATGCAACTACAACTTTTGAAGCTAATAATGCTTTTTTAGATGTATCAGGTCCTGAGGGTGGATTTAGATTTGCTAGAGGATTGCAGTTAGTTGAAACAGATGGAACTAGAACTTGGTTACAACAAAGAGACGCTACTTTTATGGACGAGTATTCTCCTGAAAGATCTACTACTGATGTTAATTTTACAGGTAAACCAAAGTATTGGGGAAATTGGGATGGAACAACTTTAGTTGTAGCTCCTACCCCTAACGTGGCTTACACAGTGGAGATGTGGTACGATGAGACTCCTGAGCGATTGACTAGCACAAATACCACCACTTTTTTATCTAACAATGCACCTGAAGTTTTGTTATACGGAACTTTATCGGAAGCTTATTCATACTTGAAAAATGTTCAAGATATGCAATTATACGAAGGTAAGTACCAAGTAGCTCTGCAAGATTTTGCACAGGAGCAAATGGGTCGTAAACGTAGGGATGAGTATCAAAATGGTGTGTTACGAATTCCAATTAAATCGCTAACACCATAAAGGGAGTAAATAAAAATGGCAATAAATCAAGCAGTCTGTGCTTCGTTTAAAAAAGAGTTATTAGCGGGCGATCATGATATCGATAATGATACAATCAATCTCGCTCTGTACACAAACTCTGTAACTTTAAATGGAAACACAACAGCCTACTCAGCAACCAATGAAGTAGGTAATTCAGGAACATATGCAGCGGGTGGTGCAACTCTAACGAGTCCAACTATCGGTTTAACAGCAAGTAGTGCAACAGCTTCAACAGCTTTTGTTGATTTTGCAAACGTAAGTTTCACATCAGCAACAATATCTGCTCAAGCAGCTTTGATCTATAACAGATCTTCAGCTAACACAAATGCAGCTATAGCAGTTTTAGATTTTGGAAGTGTTAAAACATCAACAAACGGTACATTCACAATCGCATTCCCAACCAATGATGCTTCAAGTGCTATATTAAGATTATCTTAATATAAGGGAGCATTACCATGGCAGATGCTTGGGGTGAAAATAATTGGGGCGAAGGCTTTTGGGGCCAACAAAGCTCTGTTACAGTATCTGTTAGTGGGTTATCTACAACAACAGCATTAGGCACTGAGTCTTTTGTTGGTGATGTCACAATTACACTTGATTCACTTCAAGTAACTTCTGCTTTAGGCACAGCGACAGGTGAGCCTGAGCATAGAATTTTTCCAACAGGTGTTTCATTTGAAACACAGTTATCAGGTAGTTTAGTAATTAATGAAGGTACAGGTGTTGTACTACCTAGCCTTTCTATGGCCTTTACTGCAGGTGACGAAACAGGTTCAGGTACAGTAGACGCAGGTTGGGGTAGAAATACATGGGGTTCATTCGCATGGAATGAAAACATAGAATTTATTCATGACCTTACAGGGGTCTCAATGTCAACTTCTTTGGGTACAACCACACAAGAAGTTGGAACAGGAGTTATTGTAAGTCCAACAGCAGTTACAATGACAAGTGCGTTAGGCACTACATCTCAAACAGGAACAGTTGTAGAAACATTAGATAGCTTAACTGTAGGAGTCGCTTTATCAGGAGTTACTGTTTCAGGTGAGGGTAGTGTTGGTGTTATTGCACCTTCGGATCAACTTGATTTTGCTATTGGCACACCTGTTATTGATATTTTCACACAAGTAGATCCTACAGCAGTTACAATGACAACTGCTCTAGGTTCAGTTACTCCACAAGCTGATGCACTAGTAACCCTTGGTAGTTTATCTTCTAGCTTTAGCCTTGGAACTGAAACTGTAGAGGTAGGAACAGGAGTTACAGTAAGTGTATCTACTGTTGCTTTAAGTTTTGCTCAAGGCACACCAACTCCAATAGCTGAGGCTGTCGTAAATGTTACAGGATTAGATTTAACAATAGTCACAGGCAATCCTTTTGCAACACCTTGGGCAAATGTAGTAACAGGTGCAAGTAATACTTGGACAGAGGTAGACGCAGCCTAGTTTGTCAAAAATTTTAGTAGGGCTATATATATGTAGACATGATGCAAACATGTGTACATTTGATGGAAAAAATTTTAAATACTTACAATTAGAGAGATACTTTAATGTTAAGCACTATTCTAATCCCAATCTTTTTGAATGGAAAAAAATTTTAAAAGATGTATTTCATTATGATACATCTGATATTAAAGCCATAGGTATCTCCTTAAACAATAATTATAATGGCAACTATCATCAAAACAAAAGCGATGTTGTTGAACAAAAAAATATTTTTAATTTAGACATACCTACCTTTAATGTTGATCATCATTATGCACATGCATTATCTTCTTTAAATAAAACTAAAAATCATTTTGTATCTGACTGTCAGGGTAATCATAGAAGATGGATATCTGTACTACATGATAAAGAAATTATAGACACAAAACACGATCCTATAGATGGTAAGTCTTTTGGTTTAGCTTTGGATGAAATGGGTTTTTTCATGGGGGTAGGACCTGCTTATCATTTTGATAATGCAGGTAAAATCATGGCTTTCAATGGCTACGGTGAACTTAATCAAACCTATCTTAATTTTATGAATAAGTATGGATTAGAACATTCTCATATAACACTTGAATACAATAACTTAGAGAATGTATTAAATAAATTTTTGACTCCAAAAGATACATGGGATTTTGTTAAAACCTTTCATTATAGATACTCTAATTTATTTAAAGACTATTTGTCAAATTTTTTTAAAAATGATGATAGCTTCACATATTCAGGTGGTGTAATGCAAAACATTGTTATCAATACCAAATTAAGAGAAAAGTTTTCAAACATTGAAATTAATCCTGTCGGATATGATGGAGGACTATCGATAGGAGCTCTTGAAGCAGTAAGACAAATATACGATTATCCTCCAATTGAAATATCTAATTATCCTTTTATTCAAGAAGACGAGAGCCCTGAAGACCCTACACAAGATACAATAAATAAAACTGCTGAACTATTGGCACAAGGTAAAGTTATAATGTGGTATCAAGGTAAGGGAGAGGCTGGTCCAAGAGCCTTAGGTAATAGATCAATATTGGTAAATCCAAATGTTAGATACGCAAAAGAAATGGTTAATCAAAAAGTAAAAAAAAGAGAATGGTATAGACCTTATGGGGCTAGTGTAAAATTAGATAAGTATAAAGATTATTTTAAATTGGATTGGGAGAGCCCATATATGTTATATCAGGCTCACTGTCTTGATCCTTTTAATTTGCAGTCAATTACTCATGCAGATGGCACTTGTAGAATACAAACGGTTTCATCTGATAATAAAATATTTTATAGTTTATTAGATAGTTTTGATAAAATTACAGGTTTTCCAATATTATTAAATACTTCTATGAATTTACCTGGATATCCAATAACAGGAAGTTTTGAGGTTACCAAAAAAATGTTTGACAATTCTCAATGTGACGCTTTAATATTAGGCAATAATATATTTACAAAATAGAGTTGAATATAAGGTTAAAATATATATATTTTAGTGAGGTTTAAACATGTCAAGTAATTATTCAGATAGACTTAAATTAGAGTTAATGGCAACAGGTGCCAACGCTAATACTTGGGGCACAAATACTAATAATAACTTAGATGTAATTGACGCTTTCGTGTCAGGTTATCTTTCAAAGTCAGTTGCAGGATCAGCTAACATTACACTTTCTACAGCAAATGCTTCAGATACAGCAGAATCATCAAATAGAACAATAGAATTAACAGGTGCCTTAACAGGCGACATTGTTGTATTTATTCCTGCCGCAGAAAGTAAATATTCTTTTTTTAACAATACATCAGGTTCTCAAACTCTAACAATTGCAGCAACAGGGCATACTGCAAATGGTATTGCTATTGCTCAAGGTGCAAAAACCACAGTGTTCTGTGATGGTGCATCAAACTTTAACGTAGAAATTCTTTCTTCCACAGATGCAGGAGCATTAGGCTCAGGTACTTTAGCAGATGCTAGATTTCCTGCAACCTTACCAGCAGTAAGTGGAGCAAATTTAACAAATTTAGACGCAGCAGATTTAGCATCAGGAACAATTCCTGACGCAAGATTTCCTGCAACCTTACCAGCACTTAATGGATCTGCACTTACAAATTTAGATGGAGATGACATTGCAACAGGAACAGTAGCAATCGATAGATTACCTACAATAACAACTGCTAAGGGTGGTACAGGATTAACTTCACTAGGATCAGCAGGACAAGTTCTTAGCGTTACAGCACCAGGTGCGGCTTTAGAATTTGCTGATGCAGGTGGTGGAGCAGTAGGTAACGTAACATCTATAACCCAACTTACAGGATCAGGTAATATTTCGACTAGAGCAGATACTTTATTTGCTATCGCAATTGCTGTTGGTGGTGGCGGATCAGGTGGCTGTGGTGGACACGGTTTTGGTCAAGGGCAAGGACAGCCCGGTGGTTCAACTTCAGGGTTGGGCATGACAGGTGCCGCAGGATCACAAGGTGCCGCAGGTTTTCCAAATCCAGGATCAAACGGTGGAGCAGGTGGATCAGGTGGTGGTATGCTAGGTGGTGCTCCAGGAAATAATGGCTCTCCAGGTATCGGTGGTAATAGTGGTGGATCAGGAGGAACAAATCCTTTCTCTCCATTAGGCAACGGTGGAACAGGTGATCCAGGATCTAGTGAGAATGGTGGTGGTGGTGGAGCAGGTGGTGCTTTCAGTGATATCACAGGACCTTTCACAAGGGGTGCAACAGTTTCAGTAACAGTAGGAGCAGGTGGTATTGGCAGACCAGGAAATAGAGGATCAGGTCAACCGGGAACTGCAGGAATGTTTAGATATGCGGAGTATTATACATAATGGCTAAGTGGTGTAAGATTAATGATATTAAAGTAGTAGAAGTTTCTGACACAGAGGTTGTAGGTTGGCATGAAACAACAAATGACAGTGTTGTACAGGGTTGGTGGTTTCAAAATGGTGATGTTGCTAACTCATATACTTATGGCATCGATGATTTAAGAAAAGCTAGAGACTTAGAATTATCAGCTTGTGATTGGACACAATTAGCTGACTCACCTTTAACAGATTCAAAGAAAGCAGAATGGGCAACATATAGACAGGCATTGAGAGATTTTCCTGCAAGTAACACAACATTTACTGTAACCTTAGATGGTTCAGATACAGCATGGCCTACTAAACCTTCCTAGTGTTTTTAGAAAATAATTATTGGTTCTACGACAGAGCACTTAATCCAAAAGTGTGCCAACAAATAATTCAGTATGGTAATTCTTTAAAAGAAAATGTCGGTGTTACATCTGATACAAGTGAAGGCACTGAGGAAAATAAACAGAAATTAGCAAAAATTAGAGATTCTAGAATAGCTTGGATTCCACAACTAAGATGGCTTAATATTTGGTTTTGGAATTGTGCTATGGATGCAAACAAATTTGCAGATTGGAATTTCAATATTGATACATCCGAACAGTATCAATTTACAAAATATAAAGAAGGTCATTTTTATGGTTGGCATCAAGATTGTGGACCTGATACCATTGGAGATGGTTTACAAAGAAAATTATCTTTAGTTTGCACGTTAACTGACTCTTCTGAGTATGAAGGTGGACAATTAGAAATATGTAATCCACAAATGTCTCCCATTAAAAAGTTGGAAGATAAAACAGATAGTGAAGAAAAATGGTTTAATCAAGGAACTATAATTGTTTTTCCTAGTCATATGTGGCATCAAGTAAAAAAAGTCACTCAGGGGACTAGATATTCTTTAGTAACATGGTTTAGAGGAAAGGATTTTGAATGAGCAAATTTGAACAAGATAATTACATTATAATAAACAAAGCTATTAGTGAGGAGATAGCTAGTTTTGTATGTGAATATTTTAATATGAAAATGAAAGTCACAGCAAAAATGTTTGAGAGTGGAATGATATCACCTTATGAGGAAAACTACGGAGTGTTTGATGATGGCCAAGTTCCAGGTGCTTTTTCTGCTTATGCAGATATAGCCATGGAAGTTTTACTCAACGCCTTACATCCTTTAATGGAAAAAGAAACAGGTATTAAATTAACACCTAATTATTCTTATGCTCGTGTGTATTTAAAAGGTCAAAAATTACCAAGGCATAAAGACAGATTTGCATGTGAAATATCTACCACTCTTAATTTAGGGGGAGATTCATGGCCAATTTATTTAGAGCCTGATGAAACAAAGGGCACAGATGATGGTACTAAATATATTTCTGAAGATACTAAAGGTATTAAGGTAGATTTAGGACCTGGTGATATGTTGATATATAAAGGCAACTTATTAGAGCATTGGAGAGAGCCTTTAGAAGGAGACAGGTGCTCACAAGTATTTCTTCATTATAATAGAGCTGATCAAAAAGAACCACCATTTGATGGAAGAGATTTTTTAGGTTTACCAAGTTGTTTCGTATTAGGCAAAAAATAAAATTTTATAGTAAGCATTTTTCTCTTTTAGAAAAACCTATACCTTCCAAGAAGAAAGTGCCTCTGTGGTATAAGAAAATGCAAAATTTTCCAATGGGTAAAAAAGAAAGTGGATCTGTTAAAAGATGTGTTCCTTTTTTGGATGCTCTGACATCAGGATATTATATTGTAAACAACTTTGAAGTATTAATAACATGGCGTGAACCTGGTGTTTTAGATATAAGATACAATCAAAATTTAGAAAAAGGAGAGGCTTATGAACTTGACTCAGGTATTAAAACTCATTTGGCTTGGCAAGTGAATGATGATTTTTATAATGACAATGAAATAAAACATCCTTTAAAATTTGATAATCCGTGGAGAATAGAAACTCCTAAGGGATATAGTTGTATGTTTTTGAACCCTCCAAATAATCCATCACCTTTTAGATTAGCAGAAGGTGTTGTTGATACAGATCAATACAAAATGAATATTAATTTTCCCTTCCTTTTAAAAGGATTTGAAAAAGAAGTATCAATACCTGTTGGCTTACCTATAGTATGGGTAGTGCCTTTTAAAAGAGAGTCATGGCAAATGGAGACACATGATCATGATTTAGAATCAAAGGATTATCATACAAATTTTTTTAAAGAGTTTGCTGATAATTATAGAAATAAAATATGGAGTAAAAAAGAATATGATTAAACCTGAAGAACTAAAAGAAAAAAACTTTAAAATATTTTTAGGAATGCCTATGTATGGTGGAATGTTATCTGAAGCTACATTACACGGTTTATTGGAACTACAACAATGGTCGATGTCAAAAGAAAAAGATGTTCAAATGAGAATACAGACCATGGGTAATGAAAGCTTAATAACTAGAGCAAGAAATACACTTGTGTCAATGATGATGGATGCACAAGATTATGTTGCAACTCATTTACTTTTTATAGATGCAGATATTGGATTTAATTGGAGAAATGTTGAGAGACTGATTTGTGCTGATAAAGACATTGCTTGTGGAGTATATCCTAGAAAACATTTACATTTGGAAAAGGCTAGTAAATGGATTCAAGAAGATCCTAATATAAGTCCTGATGACCTAGAGGCTAGAATACTAGGTTATAATATTAACTTTGATGATCCTAAAAATATAAGAGGAGAGAATGGATTTTTCAAAGTACAAGAAGCCGCTACAGGAATGATGTTAGTAAAAAGAGAAGTCATAAGAAAAATGATGAAAGCTTATCCTGAGAGAAAGTATGAGTCTGATCAAATTGTAAACGGTGGCTCTTATAAGTCAGATAATTGTTATGATTTGTTTGCAGTTGGTCCTTACGAAACTTTAGGTCAAAAAAGATACTTATCAGAGGACTATTACTTTTCGAGATTATGGCAAGAACTTGGTGGAGAAATTTGGGCAGATTTAGCAAGTCCATTAACTCATTTTGGAAATAGAGCATTTAAAGGGCATGTTGGTACTTTAGTAGCAAAAGCAGATGATCAAAATAATAAATAATTTTTTTAGTGTATACAGTAGAGATTACTATTTATTTGCAAAACAACTTACTTTTCATGAGTCATCGGATTATAAAAATCTCATGGGATTTACTAGTAAGTATGTAGATTTTCCAGGGAGAAGAACTTTACAGCTAAGCAAAGAGTCACCTTTTTTTTATCTAAATATTGTAAACAATGTTTATGATAAGTTTGGCATAAAGTTAGATGATCAAGCAGGAGTATATTGTCATGTTAGATTTCAAGATGATAGAGATGATTGGATACACACTGATAGAGGAAAAACAATATTAGTATTTTTATCTGAAACTAATTTAGAGTCAGGAACGTGTTTTTTTGATAATAATGAGAATCTTACTGATAATATAAGTTTTATACACAATAGAGCTGTAATGTTTGATGGTAACATAAAACACATGTCAAAAAAAAATTATGGATCTTCGGTAGAAGATGGAAGAATGACAATTAATATATTTATTGAAAATGCTTAATTCTATCAAAGAAGGATCTATATTATTAAAGCCACAATTTTTACCGTTAGAGGTTTACAACTCCACACTTAATTTATTCAATAATAATAAATTTTATGCAACATACCAACCTACAGAAATATTCTATGGCAATAGATTACAGGCATATCCTTGTTATCAATATGTACTTAAAGAAAATGAAAATATAATATTTGAAAAATTGTTATCTGATTATTTAGACACCCCTGTTGATGTCTTAACTATTGCAAGAAAGATTGTAACATCAGAAATACAACAATCAAAATGCAACACAAAATATGGGTACATACATCAGGATTCTCATTGTGATTTAGCAGCAGTATTACCTTTTGATCAAACAATAGATGGAGGAACAGCTTTCTTTGAAAATATTTGGGATAAGTATCCTGACATAACCGTGGGAGCGTATCCCAATAGACTTGTTATATACAACTCACAAAGACCTCATGCACCATCACATGATTTCACATTTGTAGAAAGAAAGGTTTTAGCCTTTATGATAAAGGTAAAATGAAACTAGAAGTAATACAGTTTTCAATTCATAGTTTATATTCTGCCTATATTATAAGAGATTATTTATCTCAAGAAGAGTTGTACAAACTTGATAAGGTCCTTAGAGATAAAACAAAAATAGATGAGATGAATAAGTCTACCAATGTAAAAGGTAATATGACCTCTTATTCTGCTTTACAGGACGTACAAGAGTGTGCAGATCTGATTAGCAAAGCAATCTTTACTATTGATTCAATAGTTAAATTAAGAAGTTCTCATGGAAGAGATAGCTTCATATATCGTGTGACTGATGCTTGGGGAATGAGACACAATACAAATGATTATTCTATAAATCATGCTCATTATCCGTCTCATTGGTCTGCTGCTTTCTATACCACTGTGCCTGATCCTAAACCTATCATGAAGCTTATTGAATTTAATGATAAAGTGGAGCTAGACAATAATATGTTAGTTATATTTCCTGCTATGGTAAATCACGAGGTATCTATTAATAAATCTGATAAAGAAAGAATATCAATGGCTTTCAACATTGATGTGGAAAAACAATAAAACTGTAGTATATTAGACAAATGCCCCTAGTAAATTTTAGACCAGCCGCAGGTATTAATAAAGAAGTCACCGATTATACAGGTGCAGGTAAGTGGACTGATGGCGATATGGTTAGGTTTTTTCAAGGATTACCACAGAAAATAAAAGGTTGGGAAAAATTTATATCTACAACTCTTGTTGGTGTGGCAAGAGATCAACACTCTTGGGTAGCATTAGATGGCACAAGGTATAATGCCATAGGAACAGACAGAAAATTATATGTAATAGAAGAGGGTAGTGCATTTGATATTACTCCTTTAAGAAGAACACAGGCTCGTACAAATCCTTTTACTACCAATGCCACAACTTCAGTTGTTGTTACTGATACAGGTCATGGTGCTTCAAAAGGTGATTTTGTTACCTTTGACAGTTTTAGTGCAATAGATGGATTGGACATGAATAAAGAATTTGAAGTAACTTCTATTGTAAACACTGCGGCATATGTTGTAACTCATACAAGCACTGCTTCAGGATCCACTGCTTCAGGTGGTGGCACAGGAAATATGAAGTATCAAATAAACGTTGGTCCTTCTTTATCAACTTCAGCTTTCGGTTGGGGTACAGATGGTTGGGGATCAGGTTCATGGGGTACACCCTCCACCACTTCAAACGTAACATTGGAGGCTAGACAGTGGTCACTAGATAATTTTGGTGAAGATTTAATAGCTACTGTTTTAAATGGTGGTGCTTTTAAATGGGATACTTCTTTAGGTGTATCAACAAGATGCACTGCAATCACTAATGCTCCAACAGCTTCTAGATTAAGTTTGATATCTACTCCTGATAGACATCTAATGTTTATGGGCACTCAGGCCACTATCGGAGCAGGAAATGCTCAAGATGATTTATTGATTAGATTTTCCGATCAAGAAGATATTAACACGTATCAACCAACAGCAGAAAATACTGCTGGTTCTTTAAGAATAGCAGACGGATCACGAATAGTGGCCGCAGAAAGATCAAGAGGTCAGATACTCGTATGGACCGATACTTCTTTGCACTCTCTACAATTCATAGGTCCACCATTTACTTTTGGTTTAAGACAGTTAGGTCAAAACTGTGGTATAGTCGGAAGTCATGCTGGTGTCGATATTAATGGTGTAAGCTATTGGATGTCACAAGACTCATTCTTCTTATTTGATGGTTCCGTTAAAAAATTACCGTGCACCGTGGAACAATTTGTATTTGATAATTTAAATCAAACAGGAGCAGAAAATGCTTTTGCTGGACATAATGGTGAGTTTAATGAAATTATGTGGTTTTATCCTAGAACAGGATCCGATCAAATAAACGCTATTGTAGCCTATAATTATTTAGAGGGAACTTGGTGGACAGGAACATTGGCTAGAACAACTTGGACAGATAGAGAAGTTTATGATAGCCCTATAGCTACTGAATTTTTAGCTTCAACAACAGCTAACAATGAAGTTATTCTTGGACTAACAGCAGGAGCTACTCAATCATTTATACATGAAACAGGTAATGACGCTGACGGTTCTGCAATCACTGCCTTTGTAAAATCAGGTGCAGTAGAAATAGGAACAGGAGATGAATTTTCTTTTGTATCAAAATTAATTCCTGACATACAAAATCAAGAGGGAACTTTAAACGCAAAGTTAGAATTTAAAAACTATCCAAATAATAGCACAAGTGTTATAAAGACTGCTACCTTTACTGACAGCACAGAGTTTGTTAGTTTAAGAGGAAGAGGCAGAGAATTTACTGTTAATCTTGTGTCCAACACTACAGGCACAGCTTGGAGAGCAGGCACTCAAAGATTTGACATACAACCTGATGGTAGAAGATAATGGCTAAATTAATTATACAAAGATTTCCTGACCCAGGAGAGGAATATGAAAGACAACAATTTTCAACTCTGATAAGACAATTGGAATTTATGATACAACAACTAAATAGTTCTTACACTAACGATACTCAAGAAGAGGCAACAAGAAGGGCATGGTTTTTAAGTGGCTGACGTATTTAAAAGATTTATAACAAATGTAACTACAACAGATTTGACCACTGTGTTTACAGTCCCTGTGGCCAACGTTGCAGCATCACCACCAACACCTGTTTCAACTTTTATTGTTAAAACAATTAATACTCATAATTATGATGGTAGTAATGCAGTAACCGTAAACTTTGATCACAACAATGGTAGTTCTGATTTACAAGTATTTCAGGTTGATGTGTCTGCCTCAGATACAAACACTATTAGCACAAGCATGGTATATCAGGAAGGTGACAGCATGAAGGTTCAAGCTAATGCTGCTTCTAGAGCCATGGTAGAAGTTTCCGTATTGGAGATTAAACAACAGCTATAATGAGATTAATACAGGATGGCATGTTGGATAAATCAGCCTGTGATACATTAATTAATTTATATCAAGACAATAGGCCACTGACAAAATTGTGGCATAGCACAAATACATTAAATTTAGCACAAGTAGAAGATCAACACGATCAGTTAGCTAAAAAAATAATATTTGGTATGACAACTTTTTTAAGCACAAAAGGAGCAGTAGCTTTTCCTGAACTTTGTCAAGTAGTTCATAGACCTGAAGGCACTTCACATGGTTTACACATGGATGATGCAAGAACTTCAACGGTAATGACATCCATAACATATCTTAACGATGATTATGAGGGTGGAGAAACATTTTTTGAAGATGGTCTTACAGTGGCACCTAAGCTAGGTAGGTCTTTGTTTTTTGATGGAAGAGCTTTCAGACATGGTGTAAACGAGATTAAAGGTAATAGATTTACATTGGCAATATGGTACGCATCTGACATAAACGACTTTTATGGAATTAGTTAAACCTTCACTTCCTAAAGCTATAGAAAAAAGAATTGTAGAGAAACAAGCTCTTAGTTATCAGTTTGTTACTTATCTACAGGATCTTATGAAGGCTATTATTAACAATGAGGACATTGTTAGATATCAGTTCTCTAAACTAGCCAAATATAGAGTTTTAAAAATAAACGAAAAAGATGTTCTAGAAAAAGTAGCAGACAGATACAGGTGGCCTAGAGAGTATGAGGAAAAACAACCCTCAATGGAAGTTATAACCTTAAGTGGTAAGGTAATAAAAAGTGATTTTAAAGAAGATAACTTTGCTGATTCTTTTGAAAATACTTGTAGATACCTTGCAGGAGAGGAGTTGGTCCTACATCGCTGTCAGACTTTAACAAAAAATTTAACATTTGCCTGTAATCTTTTTTCATCAATACTAGGTAGAGATTTAAACTTTAGTGGATATCTTAGATTGGGCAGTAAACCAATAAAACCAACAAGTTTTTCTTACAAATACAACATTATAATAAAAAATGCTTATGGCCTTTTAAAATGTAGTTTAAATGGTAAGATAAAAATATTAAAAAAAGAAGGTGCTATCTTTGTTCGCAAAGGTACGAAAGTTAGAATAGAAGAAATTAAAGAACCAACGTTTTATATAATTTATCATTTATGAATATTTTTAAGGCACAGATAAAAAAAGACATTATAGATCTTTCTCTAGACACAATACAAAATATGAAAAAGTCTATGAACGAAGTAAGTTGGAATTGTGATATACGAACATCATACAATCTTACTGACAACATTTTAAATGTTAAAGAATTATGGCCATTAAAATTTTCTATTCTTGAAAGCATACACGAATACATGCTTAATAATAATAAGTTCTTTGAAGGATTTATAAAAAAGTCTTGGGTTAATATATATGAAAAAGGTTTTTATCAAGAGTTTCACAATCATAAAGACGAAATTGCAAAATATATTTGTGGTGTGGTTTATTTTACACCCATGTCAAGTTCAATAGAGTTTGGTATTGAAGAAAGAATAGAACATAAACCTGAAGTTGGTGATATTTTAATCTTTAATGATGATCAATTACACAGAGTTTTACCACACAAAGACAGTGATTTAAGAATAAGTTTAGCTTTTAATTATCAAAAGATAGACACATGGAATGGACTTAAGTGATAATAGAATCACATACATTACCGTTATTTCCAACAGTGGTTCAAAAGATAGTTGTTGACTATGATTTTAAAGAATTAAAAGAAACAGTTCAAAGCTTAGAATATAGAGACATAGAAACAGACTTACCTAATCCTCCTCAAGTATCACATGATTTTTATTTATTAGATAAGCATCAAAAAGAAAAGAGTTTGTTTAAGGACATATTTGATAGACACTATAAAGAAGATGTTTTTCAATATCACAGCACTGATTTTAAGATAACAACCTCTTGGTCCACCAAGACAGGTCAAGGAGCATACGGAGGTCATTATCATAGACATAAGAATTGTATGTTCTGTGGTGTTTTTTATTTTGATAATTTAAAGACTCCAATAATATTTAACGGACAAAATATAATAGATGAGGATATATTGGTCAATGAACCTACCTCTTGGAATGTTTATAATTCAAGAGAAATAAAAATTTTTCCCACAGCTAATACTTTGTATTTATTTCCTAGTTATTTACAGCACAGGATAGGAAAGAACGAAGAGGACCAAGTAAGATATTCTTTAGCATTTAATCTTTTTCCTGTAGGAGTTTTTGGTAAACTAGATTCGGAGTTAAAATGAAAATTTGTATACTAGGTGGTGGCACAGCAGGTTTTATGACTGCAGCAACATTGGTCAAATTATTTCCACAACATGAGATAAAACTAATAGAGTCCCCTCAGGAAAAAACTGTCGGTGTTGGAGAGAGCACAATATTAGGTTTTAAGGCATGGCTTAATCTTTTAGATATTAAAGACGAAGACTTTATGAAGGATTGTAACGCAATTTACAAACTTAGTATAAAATTTACTGATTTTTATAAAAAAGGTGAGAGCTTTCATTATCCATTTGGAGAACTTAAATATCCATTGGACGATTGGTGGCTATGTAAGATAGCTAATCCTGATTTACCCAACGATACTTATGCCTCTTATAACTATGAAGCTATGACTCAAATAGAACAAGGCTTGATGTATGAACACTCTGATTTTAAAAATGAGACTGCTTATCATTTTGATGCAAAACTTTTTGCAGATTGGCTTAAAAACAAATACTGCATACCTAAAGGATTGAAATATGTCTCTGAACATATCGAAGATATAAAACAAGATGATGATGGAATAAAATCACTAAATGGAAAACACGAGGCTGATCTATATATAGACTGTACAGGTTTTAAATCTATGTTACTTGGAGAAACTCTTAAGGAACCATTTGAATCCTATGAAGATTTACTACCAAATAATTCAGCTTGGGCAACTAGAATACCTTACAAAGACAAGGATAAAGAATTATTACCCTACACAAATTGCACTGCTTATAACAATGGATGGATATGGAATATACCTTTGTGGAATAGAATTGGTACAGGTTATGTTTATTCAGATAAGTTTACTAGTGATGAAGATGCACTGTCAGACTTTCACAATTATCTAGGCATAAAAACAGATTTAGAATTTAACAAAATAAAAATGAGAGTAGGTATACACAAAAGACTTTTTGTAAAAAATGTATGTGCTGTTGGTTTGTCTGCTGGTTTTATTGAACCCTTGGAGAGCAATGGTTTATACACTGTTCATCAATTTTTAATTAAACTTGTAAGACAAATGCAAAGAGAAAAAATAAGTCAATGGGACAAAGACAATTACACATTCGGTTGTAAAAAAATATTTAAACCTTTTGCTGATTTTGTAGCTCTACATTACGCTTTATCTCATAGAACTGACACACCTTATTGGAAAGCTAATTTCAACAAAACTTGGGAGGAAAGATTATACACCCTAGAACCTACATCGGTCTATACGCTTCTTAATCACGCTTTTTTAAGAGACGAAAACTTCTCTTTTGACACACAGGGTGGTGCACACTGTATAGCAACAGGTATGAATTGGAAACCAAATGATGAAAATATGGCAAAGCTACAGAACAATATACAGTTGAGTGAGATAGTAGACAAAGCAAAAGACGTATTAGGTGAATTACAAAACAGAAAAGAAAAATGGAAAGAGGAATGTGAAGAAGAGGGCGTGTCTTTTCATGACTTTCACAAACACAATGTTTATTACTAAAGATAATTTTTTATCAAAAGACAGCATTGATTTTATTGAAAATCAAATATTGAGCAGTTCTTTTCCATATTATTTTAATGCACATACAATACACGATCCACCTGATAACAACGCATATATGGGCCATGATATACTTAGAAGACCTGAGGAGAGAAATGAGGGGGAGACATTTAACTCCAATTATGGAGAACAATTTTTAAAAATATTAAAAGAGTTTACAGACTTAATTAACTATAATCTTACAGATATATACAGGATATCAGTAAATATCACCTTTGCAGGAGCTACAGGGAATTGTCCTATACACATAGATCATCCTTATTCTCATCATCAGTTATTAGTATATTTAAATGACTGTGATCCTGTATCTAAGACTGTTGTTTTATCACAAGATAAATCAGAAGTTGAACATATAATATCACCAAAAAAATATATGGGAGCTTGTTTTAGTTCTGCACCACACTATATGATTTTTCCTAAAAAAGGAGCTAGGGCAGTAATTGTCTATACATTTAAATGATTCAATTTGTAAATAATGTTTGGTATGGCGATGACACTTACAACTCAAATGAATTAAAAAAAATTTCACAAGAAATAAGAGAGGGGAATTGGCAATACAAAGGTAGCTCAGGAACAATTGGAGATGATAATAAGTTTTGGTATCAACCATTAACAGAGCAACACACAAATTTTTTTAGAACCATAACAAATAATAAAGTTATAAGAGCTTATGCAAACGGTCAGACAATGACACAGCACAGTGGTTTTCACGCAGATGATGGTGACATGACTTATTTGATATACGCAGATGAGTGGAGTTTAGCTGATGGTGGAGGTACTGAGTTTCTTCTTAATGACAATACCACTTGTAGCGTTTATCCTAAATTTAATAGAATAGTAAAGTTTAAAGCAGACATATCTCACAGAGCTTTACCTAATATAAAACAACATTCTTTTAGAATGACTATAGCGTTGAAGACACATGAGTGAAGTTATAAGTCTATTTCCTATAGCTATTAGCGTACATAATATTGACATTAATTTTTCTGATGAAGATAAAAAATTTATAAATCTATGTCTAAATGATCAATATGAAAACACAGGTAACACTACTTCATACGATACTTATGTTTTGGAAAAACTACCAAGCTTAAAAGAAAAATTAATGAGTAAAGTTAATTTTCATTTTTATGAAACTTTGAAGCATGTCAAAGAAAGTGAAATATATATTACACAGTCTTGGTTAAATCTTACAAAGAAAGATCAATTTCATCACACACATAAGCATCCCAATTCTATTTTAGCAGGTGTATTTTATCTGCAAACAGTAGACGATGATTGTATTTCTTTTGATAACACATTAAGAGTAGATCAAGTTAGGCCATCAATTGAGTCTTTTAATTCTTGGAACTCTAGTTTGTATAATTTACCTGTTCATAAAAACATGTTAGTAATATTTCCATCTAGTTTAATGCACAATGTGCCAACTGTAAAATCAGATCAAGTTAGAATTAGCCTAGCATTTAATACATTTGTGAAAGGAGTTTTAGGTAAAGATGATCAATTATCAAGAGTCAATTTGTAAACAAGTAGCTGAATTTAAACCTTTTGCTTATAAGAATAAAATAAATAATATTTTTTCTTGGGAGGAGTTAGCCTATATATTAAATACTCCACTAAGCACAGAAAAATTTCATGCAACAGGCATTGATTGTAAACCAACTGATGTGCCTTATGAGTGGCAAACTACTCCAAACATTATATCTCCCTCCAATATTTACAATTATGCAATCAACAACGTGTGTTTCATACAAGATTGTAGTAGAGTAAATAAAAGAATTAACAAAATTGCTCATGATTTAGAATGGGCCACAGGTTATTCATGTGATGCACATATCTTTTTTTCTGTTTTAGATAACGAAAAGGATACTGATGGCTTTGGTATGCATAAGGATGTATGTCACAATTTAATTATTCAAGTTGAGGGCAAAACTAATTTTACCGTCAAGGATGAGTTTGAAATAGTATTAGAACCAGGAGATTGTGTTTTTGTACCACTTGGCGTGTATCATCAAGCTAAATCTATAGAAAAAAGACTCTCAGTTAGTTTTCCAATGAACCCTGAACATAAGACAAAACAAGACAGATTTTGGATTGATTTCTAGTATTTTCGCCTATAAAACTATAATATGGCAAAAATTGTAGATGAACCAAAACTTCTACGGTACGATATGTTGGATGGGGTCAAAATACCTGTCTATAGTGCTAAAGTAGAAACAACAGTAACTAATATTAAAACAGGTCAAGAGTA